ATTGAAGAAATGATATTAGATATTACAACTATGTAGACCAAAGTGATTCTCCAAGCGTTCTCTTTTCTGGATTTACAATTAATACGTTATATGAAATGGAGGTTTGGAAGCAGTCATCCTCAGTACATATGCATATAAGAGAAATAGGATGAGAACGATCAGGATCTTTCATAAGAAATACTGCTGGTGGCTCTAGCCCATCACAATATTACTGCTTACATAGTGGAAAAGGATGATGAAGTATTGCTGATTTCAGATACACACATGTAGGAGTCACTCTTGCATAATTTATGTTTGATTATACTTTATGGCACTAACTGACAAGAAAGTAACGTTATTAAAAATAGGGGAGAGTTCTTCATTTTATCAGTCTCAACAAAATAAAGAGAAAGTAGTAGAATGAATTATGGAACCTGAAACTCCTTTTTACTTACTTATTAATGTAGTAGAAAATAGTTTTATAGTATGATGAATCATTGATAAAATTTCTACTAATGCAGACTCTGGATTCATGGAATTCACAAAAGAATCAATCAAGGGATATGACAACTTCACTATTCAATCATTACAAGGATTACTTCATGATTTTGATGTAAAGCATGCAATAGCAAGCATAGCATCCTGTGGTAATTATCGACTAGAAGTAATTTGATGACAAGATAAGAAGAAACCTCAAGATATAGAACTGCTTCCGTTCTTAACACATGAGTGTAAACTCAAATGAGACAGAACACTCATGCAAATCAATTCACATTGAGAGAAAGAATTCCTCCCTGGTAGATATATACATTTAAAAGCAAGATCGCTGAAAACTAGATACTATGGAGATAGTATTTTTACAAAATGTGTAAGACAAATAGTTGTATTAGATGCTATTGATAAGCATTACGAGAGATTTTTTGATCATGGTATGATAAATACTAAGCTTCTTATGGATGTAAATGCAGAACTAAGTGAAGATTCAATAAAAATAATACAAGAGACCATCAAGGATAGACTAAGAGGAGATGATAATAGTTTTACCACAGCTATTGTTCCTACTGAACTAAAACAACTAGATCTAGAGAATAAAGTAGATGTGAAATGACTTCTTCAATACAGAATTGATCTCATTAAGGCAATCTCGATCGCCCTCAATATGCCTTATGATATGTTGATAGCTGATAGTAGTAATAGAGCAAGTAGTGAGGTCAGCCAAGAAAACTTTAATAGACACGTAGTCAAACCACTACAAGATCAATTCATCAAACAACTAAGAAAATGACTAAGACCATTTTTTTGAGATATTGTGGATCATATATCACTCAAAAGTATTGATACAAAAAATCAATTAGAAGAAATGAAGATATTTACAGGCTATAAGACTGCATGAATCTTTACTACAAATATGGTACTAAAAGAACTAGGGTACGATCCTATACAATGAGGAGATGTGCTAGAAACTAGCTGATCTTTATCTCAAACTGCTGATGAAATCAATGAAATTAACAAAATAAAAGAATCACTTGGAGAGACATACACAAATCTTTTATGGAACTCACCTGTAATCGATGAATAAAAAGTGACTCTACACGATTAAACAAATCAGGAAAACTACTACTGAAGAATGAATATCTTCTAACCTTCTTCCATATCTTGATACAATAGCAAAAGCATGGAGTGAGTATTTTACTCAACAACTGCCTGCATATATTACACTAGCTGATGAAGAAATTATACACATAGAAAAAGAAACATCAGATATCTATAAGCAACTATATCAAGCTCTCTATGAGTCTTTACGTGCAATATTCCGTATCTGACAACAAGAACAATTTCAATTAGATGAAAGGATGACTGATACATCTCCATTTGCTTACTCATTTGAAATTAGTGATGTGAGAATGGAAGCATATATTAATGAAAGGGTAGGAACGCTCATAAAAGATGTGGATGCAACAACACAAAAACAAATACAAAACATTATAGCAACATGACAATCATCCTGAGAGACGTTTGAAGAAGTTGCAAATAATATTTATAAGAAATTTACTCAATATACAGAAACAAGATCATACCTCATAGCTAGACAAGAGTTAAGAACAGCACTAGAGTTTGGTAGAAAAGCACAATTTAGTGAAGATGCAAAAGTAGTTGGAGTAGAATGATGGAAAAAAGCATATGATCAAGAAGATGATGCTGTGAGAGCAACACATAACGAAGCAAGTAGTGCCTGATGGATCCCAGCAAATCAGCTCTTCCCATGAGTAGAAAAAGAACGTCCTCCTTTCGATTTTTGATGCAGATGTACTGCTACGTATAGGCTATGGCATCCTGATGAAACACAAGTATTTACTCCTTAAGACTAACGCAATGTATGAACAAAGAATTCTTACCAAGAATGAAAGCCACAAGACTATTACATTTGTAATTCTTGAACCATGAGTTGAAGATCGTAATGGAGATATTATCTCTCCAAATGAGATCATAAAAACAGCTCATGAATTTATGAGCAACTTACAAATTAAGAAAGTGAATATTGATCATGAACAATGAAGCGACATAGATTGAGTTAGGTTCGTTGAATCGTTTATACTTCCCATAGAACTTGCTGTATGAGATGAAATAGTGACATCATGATCATGGCTTGTTGGTTTCAAGTTCGATGATGAAGATCTTTACAAGAAAGTAATTACTTGAGAGATAGTATGAGTATCCATGGAATGATATCGAACACCAACATTCTAATTTTACTTTTTCATATTAAATAATGTCACAAGAACTCGAGAATGTTATCGTTGAAAGAATTAGCCTTGTCACTGATGAATCAATGCCAGCTGTAGAAAAAGCTGAGACAAGGTTCGCTTTATTCAAAGCTATGCCTAAGTGGTTACATAAGCTAAAAGCATTTTTTGTAGATGAAACGAATTATAAGCAAGAATTATTAGTAAAAATACTCGAACACAATAAAGAAATACTATCTGATTCATGACATTCAGTTGTCATTGAAAAAAAACACACCAGGGCATAAAGTACTGATAGTTTATCTATCTTACTTTCATCATGGATATCAAAGAACTCTTGAAAACGCTTAATGACTGACTCCTAGAGATAGCTAAGTCATTACATGACGGTGATACTGATCAAGCAGTGGACTTACTTACTAAGCAAGCTGAAGATCTCAAAGAACTCATAGAAAAAACTGAAGAGGATCCTGAACCTACACCAAATGAACCAAAGGAGGATAAACCTGATGATATTCCTGCTGAAGATCCTCCAAAAGAGGATGTCCCTGAGAAGAAGCCAGTAGAAAAGGGAATAACCATACAACTTACAAAGACTCAAGCTGAATGGTTAGAGAAGTTTGTCGAAATGTATATCTCTGCATGAGATGTTCCTGATTTTGTTCAGCAGTTCGATGAAATCAAAGAGAGGTTGAGTAAAATAGAAAAAGGATCACAACAACTTCCTGAATCTCAAGAAATCAAGAAAAGTTCACTAAATGGAATATTGAAAGTACAATAAACTGTACTTATTTTTATGCATTATCCCTTATATCAATGAGTAAAAAACATCAATTGGCAAAAGCATTTGATGATGCGTCTATGAGCGGAAAGCTTGTAGATCTTAATGAGGAGCAAGCTACTGAGTTTCTCTCTCTTGTAGAAGATGAAAGTGCTTTCTTGAAAAAGATCAGGAAACATACTACGCAAAATCCTAGAGGTACCATAGGTAAAATCACTGCGGATGGAAACTTTCTGAGACCATGAGTACATAATCAAAAGAATAGTAAAGATTATGAATTTGGTGCAGAACCAGTCGAGTATGTAACAAAATTATTTAGAGGTTCATTCATCATATATGATAGTGAGATCAGAAATAATATTGAAAAAGAAGGATTAGAAAGTACTCAACTATGAATTATTGCTAAGAAAGTAGCGAATGACTATGAAGAAACAGCATTCTATAGTAGAAAAAGAGACAATCCAGTAAATATCAGAGGTATGCTAGATTGAGTTCTTCGAAAAGCTGAACAAAATGGAGTAGTGATGGATGCAAATGATAGTACCGTATTTACTGATAGATTCATTGATATTGCAAAATTTAGAAAAGTACAAAAAACTCTGAATCCAAAATATAGAAAAGATGCTGAGTGGTTCATTTCTCCTGATGTGATGATGGACTATGAAGATCTCTATACAACGGTAGCTGATTTTAGAGTGAGAGATGAACTACAATCTAGAATAGCTAAAAAAGCAAAAACTGAATGTAATTTATTGCTAGATGATAGTTCAGTACTTGTAGATAGTGGTATAGATACTACTATTGCTTCATGAAGCGGTTCAGTCAATCAAGCA